TTCGCGAAACAGGTAGGTTCGACGTGGAGAGTACACATCCAGAGAAGTAAAGATATATGGACATTTTATCCAGCTTTTTATGGTGTCGACGAAGATGCTATTTTTGAGTGGATGACGAAACAAGTACTTCAGTCGTCGTAGACTCGGGTTTCTTTGAATGTATCGCACGCCTTGCTTGTAGTTCCTTAATGTTGTAATCAGAAAATGCTTCTGTCACCAAATCAACCTTTGCATTACTCATGACAAAGTCCGCTCCCGAATTCTTAGTCAAATTAAATAAATCTTCATGGTCTTTCAATCCGAAGCCATCTTTTGTGTATCCCACGAAAGATGTTTTCGTCTCTGGTGCATAGGGTGGATCGAGGTACACGAAGTCACCCTTACTCACATTTTTGAACGCCTCCCTAAAGTCACATTGTCTGAATTCTACGTCCCTTATGAGTTCACTCACATTCCTAAGCTCGTCGAGTGTCATGAGTGTGGGTGTCGTCTTGTAATGACCATAAGGTACATTGAATCCATTTGGACCCTCCCTATATACACCTCTGAAACATGTCTTGTTCAAGAACATAAACATCGCTGACCGCTCAGGAGTTTCCTCCTTCTTGGTGTTAAACTTCTGTCGAGTCCAGTAATAGTAATTTTCCTTTGACTGTTTAGCCTCAGATAAGGTCTTCGGTGAGCGATTGACATCAGAGCCTTTACACGCATCATATTCTGTAAAAAGTTTCTTGAGGTGTTTATGTACAACCTCTGGACATGTCTGAATATTCTTATACAGTTCGATGAGAGACCCATTAAGGTCGTAAGCACATACTTTGCCTGTGGCCACACCTTGGGAGAGGATGCTCAAGAGAATACTTCCACCACCAACAAATATTTCATGATAATCCTTAATTTTTGTAGGAAATGAACCTAAGACATCACTCAGAATTTGTGATTTACCACCAACCCATTTGATAAAAGGTTTCATGTTTTGATTTCACATTAAAGTTTTAACCTCATCATCAAGTATGGAAGAGATTCGAAAGAACCACAACGACGCCAAGAGAGAGTTGATACAATCTGTGACAAAAGATGGGTATCACATTCTTGATGTCGGGTGTGGTTTCGGGGGTGACCTTCAAAAATGGCACAAATGTGGGGCAAACATAAACATGTGTGACCCAGTCCCCGAGGCACTTGAGGAGGCGCGGTCTCGAGCAAAAAACATGCACATGCGTGTCAACTTTTATGAGGGGGACATTCATCAGTGTCCAAACAGGAAGTTTGACGTCGTGTGTTTCAACTTTTCGCTTCACTACATCTTTGCCTCCAAGGAACTTTTCTTCAGTTCGATACGTGAAATCAAGAAACGTATGAAAAATGGTGGCACCTTCATAGGCATCATACCAGATTCTGAAAAGATATTCTTCAGAACACCATATCAAGATGAGAGTGGCAACTTTTTTAAAATGCGTGACCACGGGAATGGGGGATTTGGTGAAAAGTTATGGGTAAATCTGGTGGACACACCATACTACGCCGATGGACCAAAACCCGAACCAGTGGCATACAAAGACCATCTGGTGACACACTTGGAAGATGCAGGTTTTAGATTACAACTTTGGGAGGGACTAACAGGAAATCCCATCTCAGAGTTGTATAGCAAATTTATCTTTGTTTATAACAGATGATTGTGTTGGCTTTACTCATCCTCGCCAACTTGTGGCTTCTTCAGCAGACCCAGCAACCTCGGGAACTTGTGGAAGTCAAAGAAAAGTACAAAATTCTCAGGGGACATCTAAAGGAGACCAAGAATGAAAAGTATCGCATGTTGTACCGTTGTATCCCAATCACGGGTATGAAGCGGATGGAGGGTTCCGTGGGTTCGAACACGAACAAGGGTGGTGAGATTGTCGTGTGCTTGGATGGTAACACCAATGAAATCTTCCACGTCCTTATCCATGAACTGGCACATTGCACGGTTAAAGAGTATTCACATTCTAAACAATTTTGGGACAACTACATCGAACTTCGCGATATGTGTGTAGAGTTGGGCATATACCAACGGATACCAGATAAGACCAAGTTCTGTGGTCAACACATTCAGGATAAATAATCTTTGTCTACTTTAAATGAAAACACCCCTGAGTTTTTTGTTGATGGCTATCGCCTATTGGATAGCCATCTATGGTGTGACTCTCGTTCCCCAACATGTGGATAACTACTACGTCAACCTGTTTTGGCTGACCCTCGTCATTCCCAATGTTCTTCGTATGGTGGTCGGAAGCATTCCACGCCTGGCGGTTGACCGTCTCTTTTTCCTCTCTACAACCCTGATTGCGTTAATACTGACATTCGCTATCAATATGATTTCGAAAGACACGAAGGAGGGTATTAAGAGTTCTACTGCTGACAAAAGTAAGAAACTGAAGACGAGTTTCTTACTCATGGGGACATTCGCAGCTGGTGCGTTGATTACGTATTATGCGGGTATCGATACCTCAATCTATAGCAATATGGGTTGGGAAAGACCTGTTTAAGGCTTGACGATGTAGTCCTTCGTGAAGAAGAAGATAACAGCAGCCACGGCACCGGTGGCAGCGAGACCAACCATGCTCCTACCCCCTTGTTCGTTAAGGAACTTGGGGATAGAAGTCGCCAGACGGTCTTGCACGGGCTTGCTCACGGCAGCGGCAGCACACACACCAGCGATGAGGGCAACGAGCTGGTCATCAGTGAGGTTGAGGGGGTTCTTCTTAGCGGGCTCCTGTACTTGTTGAGGAGAAGGGTACGCACCCTGGGGTTGAGGAGCGGTCATTTGAGGCATCATACCCTGCATCTTGGGTTCCTCGGTCATCATGGGGGGTTCCAACATGATATCGTTAATGGGAGTGGAGTCCATCGTGTCTTTACTTTGACTCACATTTTTTTCAGGTGTAAATGACACAGATGGATTGTCATTGAGAGGAACCATTCCCTCCCCATCGTCGGCCAAATTCATGGTATTCACTTGGTCTGAAGCCATTTAGTATAGTCATATGTTTTTGAATTCAATACTCAACGCGTCTTTGTAATCTTGAGATTTGTCTTCTTCGTCGCCTTCTTAGCGTCATCCTCTTTCTGCTCCAAGTGCTTAGGGTTATACATCTTCTTGTGAAGACGCCAAAGGTCGGGGCCACCAACCCTAAAGTTTTTCCTGATTGTCGCCTTGTACCAAAACACACAATCCTGTATCCTGTTGGACTTTACCGTGTTGTCCAACACGAGACACTCGTAGTTTTCCGTACAAGCATCCATCACTTTACAAAACATATCAAAGGAGGGGAAGATACCAAAGAAGGATTTGTACAACTTTTCTCGATTCTGAATAATGTTTTCCCTGAGTATAAACACATAGTCGACGTTCGCACGAAGGGCTGGAGGCAGGTCCATCACATACTGCATCGTCAACATGAAGAAAATCTTCCAGTGACGACCATTCATGAAACATTGACGAATGCACGTGTCCTTCAGGAATTTTGAATCGTACATACAGTCATCTAAAAGCATGAAGGCTCCACAATTACTCTTCCCCGCACCCACCAACTTCCTTTGCCTCGCCATGACCCGCTCTATAGCATCTCTGTCATAGTCACCATAAATGAATAAATCTGGAATGAAATCGGAATAAAAGTGATTCCCTTCCTCTGTACCTGACAGCACGATTCCCGCTGGAAGATGTTTCTTATGAAACATGATATCCTTCACGAGTGTCGACTTACCTGTATTACGTTTTCCGATAAACACACACACCCTATCGTCCGAAATCGTAGTGGGGTTGAATTTCTTCAGCTGAAGATTCATTCTACTTTAGTGGCTCGTTTTATTTACCAAAATTTTACTCATATAGAGTAGGAATGGCTGGTCGCCTGAGACTCGCCGCCACTGGAGTCCAGGATCAATGGCTCACTGGTGAACCACAGTTTTCTTACTTTCTCATGAACTTCAAGAGACATTCCAAATTTGCGTTTGACTCTGTAGAGAGTCAATTCAATGGAGACATAGACTTTGGGAACACATTGACATGTAAAATCCCAAACGACAAGGGTGACCTCATCAGGAATATGACACTCAAGGTGACTCTGACAGACCCAAGTCCGACTGTGAATGTCTGGTCGACTTCGATTATGTCACATCTCATTGAACACGCTGAACTTTTCATCGGTGGTCAGCCCATTGAAAAGATTACAGGTGAGTATATCTATATACATCAGCAGCTGCACAATACGAA